GATGACTTAACATCCCCAGCTAATGGTAATTTTACAGCTCCAGCCGCCGCTGCTACGGCATCTGCATTAATACAGTATAATTCTTTAGCTTCCAATTTACTCATTAAAATTGGTCCTAATAATAATAACTCGGTTCTAAAATGCCAATTCCTGCAATTGTAAGTTAAAGAGAAAGATAAAATGCCGGCAACTAGTGGAAGTTATAGTGCGAGTAACATAAAAGGAGAGCTGATTATCAGAAAGGCCTATGAGTTAATCGGTATGCCCCTTAGTATGGTAACTGCCGAGCAATATAATTCAGCACTTAATATTATCAATTTTATTTTAAGCGATTGGACTAACTCCAATGTTAACTTATGGACATTAAAGCTAAATCCTGTTTTCTTAACTCCGGGGCAAGTATCCTACCCTTTGCCAAGCAACATTACTAAAGTATTTCAAGTATTCTTGCGAGGCAACGTAAGACAGAATTTTGGTGGCATTCCGAACAACGGAGGATATGGTGGAGTAGCGGCTTACGCTTTTGATGGTAATCCTGATACTTCTTGTACTCAAGACCAAGTAAACGGCTTAATAGGTTATGCTTATTCTACTCCCCAAGTGATCAAAATTCTAGGTGTACAATCAAATGTAGATAGGGAGTATAGCTTAACACTTTCTGGCCAGAGCAGCGATTATCAAACGATTTATTATGCTAAGACTATTCCTAAAACCTTATATAAAAAAGGTATTACGCAGTGGTTTCTGCTGGAAGATAATTTAGCTTTGTGTCCATATTATCAGATACAGGAAACAGGAGGAGCTATCCTTGATATCTCAGAAGTCTATTTTAACAACCAGTTACAGGATACTACCATGAGCGAGGTATCCAGATATGAATATCTATCGTATCCAAATAAATCACAAATCGGTAGACCTACCATTTACTATGTTGATTACCAGCGGACTCCCTCTCTGTATATATGGCAGACTGCTGCTCCAATGTATAATTTAATAATGTATAGCGGTCAAAGCAGTATAGAAACGCTAGAAAATTACACGCAAAGCGTAGATATCCCATCATATTTTTATACTCCTCTAATATATGGGTTAGCCAGCATGCTAGCAGCACAATACGCTCCTGAAAAAGAAGAAGGTTTAAAAATGAGATATCAGGAAACGCTGAGTCCGGCAGTAATTAATAATACGACGGAAGTACCGCTTAAACTGGAGGTATATGGCAACTAGTTTAAAAGTTATCCCTGTAAATACACAAATGGGAGATTACGTTAGAAAGGACGTAATTGAACCTATTGGAACTTGCGATTATTCAGGGTTTCCTTTTAGCAGGTCTGATCTAGTTAAGCAATATGAATGGCGCGGGAATCAGTTAGTCTGGACAGGGGCAATAGTCGGCCGCCCTTTTGTTGATGAGCCAAACGAGCAGAATAGACCACCGCAAATAAAAGGTGATCCAAAAGCCCTGCAGAATCCTCGCCCCTTTGGGATAGAGACCCCGCAAGGCCCTGAGGCAACTGGTAATAGTTCTCCTGTTATTTTAGAAAATATCGACTTTACAAGTGATGATATACCCCCTGTTTTACCTGATTTTGCCGGTCAGAGTGTTAGCAATATAGACGCACGAGAGCGTTTAGAATCATTGCATCAAATTAAGTTCTAAAGTAATGGCTAATAATTTTAATCCGGGTTTTGATAGGGAAAAGGCAGCTTTTATAGCACTAGCTAATAGAGGTGAAGGCCTCACTCCAATTAATTATTTATATGCAAATGAAGCTAGTTTTGAAAGTATTTTGTCTCCTGTTATTACCGGCGGTACTGCTGAGCTTTATACAATATATGCAAATGGCATTAACTCTGCCAATATCACTAATAGTGAAGATATTATTACTAATAGGCTAAAGTGGAGTAATCCCTTTAATGATTATTATGTCGGTTTTACTGCCGGTAATTTAACCCGGAATACAATCTGGAGATTACCTTTGCAGGATGGAACTGACGGGCAGGTACTAGCAACAAACGGTAATGGGATTCTATCATTTATAGATGCCGGCGGAGGATCAGCACCAAAGGTTGCGACATATATCTTGCAGCAACCAAGTTCTGACCTTCCAAACGCTCAAGCCTTAAATCAACTAAATAATGGTTTAATGAAAAACAAAGACGGCGTTATACAAATTGCTGTCCCCGGAGAAGATTATTTAAGTACCACCCTCCCCTCAGGTCAATTATTCATAGGTAATAGCTCAAATATCGCAACTGCGCAGCAAACCATAGCTGTTCAAAATTTACCCTCCTTAACTGATGGAAGAGTCTGGCAAGGGGACGCAGCAAACAGACCGGTAGAAATCCAGTTAAACCTTGCTCCAACCGATGCTACTTACATCATAAAAACTCCCAATATCAATTTACCTGAGGCACAGGTTTTAGAGGAACTGGGGATAGGAATGGCCAAGATTGTTGCCGGCGGGGCATTTGCTATTGCAATTGCCGGGGAGGATTATGCTACAACCGAGCAATTGGAAGAAATAAAACAACAATGCCAAGAGTATGCAGAGCAAGCTGCTGCTTCAGCGGAAGAAGCAGCAACCTCAGCCGGCGAGGCGGCAACGAGTGCTGGGGAAGCCGCTGCATCGGCGGCAGAAGCTACGGGAGCAGCAGGTGAAGCCACCGCTGCCGCAGGCGAAGCTAGTGCTTCAGCAGGGGCAGCAGGAATATCGGCCGGGGCTGCAGCCGCTTCGGCATTTGCCGCCGGAATCTCAGCAGGTAGTGCATCAAGTTCCGCGTCTGATGCTTCCTCGAGTGCCTCTGATGCCAGTCATTCTGCAAGTAGCGCAAGTGGTTCGGCAACTAATGCGGCAAACAGTGCTACCCAGGCTCAAGGTTATTTAACCACACTTTTAAATACCGGATTAACCCTGCAGGGAGATATAACCGGTAGCGGATTATTAAGTACGCCGATTGTTACCACATTTAAACCTAATCCGGTATTTACCGGTAATGGTTCAATGACAATACCTGCAGGTAACAGCATGCAAAGACCGACTACCTTAATCCCCGGAATGATCAGGTTTAACACTTCACTTTGATTTTATGGTAAAATTTATTAAGAAAATAAGAGATAAAACATGAGCGATAACTTAAATGACCGGAATTTAAAAGCACCGTTACCGACATCTACCGGTAAACCGGAAATTACCGACGGGACAAACTGGTTTACCCTTGCTACTGAAAACTGGGTTTTAAACACCATGGGTAGCGTGCCTGCAACTCTTGTAGCAACGACTAGCAATTTAACGGCAACCTATGCGAGTGGCACAAGCGGGGTCGGAGCTACTTTAACTAATTCGGGAACACAAGGAACGCTTGTTATTGATGGAGTTACTTTAGCTGCAGGTAACAGGGTTTTAGTTAAAGATCAAACGGCTAGCATGCAAAACGGAATATATACGGTAACTAATATCGGCTCTGTTACTACAAACTGGGTATTAACAAGAGCCACCGACTTTGATTCCCCGTCTCAAATGGTTAGAGGTAAGGTTATTGACGTAATAAGCGGGATGGTAAATGCCGTAACTGCATGGATGCTAACCTCAATTGTTACAACCGTCGGGACGGATAGCATTATCTTTGCCAAATTATCACAAAATGGAATTATGGGAGTTCAAGGCAGTACCGATCAAATCGTTGTAACGGTTAACGGTAACGTAGCTACCGTCAGTATTGCCGCTAACCCTATTATCCCAGGCAATGCAGGTATTACCATTCCAAGCGGAACAACTACGCAGCGTCCTACAAATCCGGTAGCCGGAACTCTTAGATTTAACACGGAAATTTAAAAATGAAAAAAATAAAAAACATTAAATTAAATCCCAAAGTAGCAGCAACTCAAACCTCCAGGCTAGAATTTTATAATGGTTTGACATGGCAAATACTGACAGATAAAGATTATGTAGATAATAAATCTTTGCAAACATGCTGGGATTTATTAAACGATAATACCGAGGTAATATGGCAACCACTGTAATTGTCGGAGGGATAACACCCGATTTAAAGATTCTAGGAGATACACAAAAGTTTTTATTTGAACAACCAAACGGTACTTTTAGGCTAGCAAATGCTACTACACCGCTAGATTCCAACCCTATCAACCTTAATCTGGATTTTCTAAATATTGAGGAAAAAGGATATAGAGTTGGATTTTCTTCTGATTCTACCAATACTAGCGGGATGTTTCATTTAAGTTCCCTGCAATATCAACAAAGTCAACAAAATTCCGGCATTATCGGCACTAAGTTAATGACTTTTAATGAAAACGGTTCAGACCAATTTTTATTTTATAAAAACCTGGATGTTAACGGCAATAAAATTATTAATGTTCCGAGCCCCGTAAATAACAACGATGCTTCCAATAAAGCTTATATCGATAGTAAAGTTTTTGATATTAATACCAATACCTCTGGTCAATTAAATATCGATCGTTTAAACGGCTATCCGGCAAATGGAGCTCTATTCTTGAACGGCAACGGTACCTGGGAAAATCCTCGTCAGTTCACTACCAATGCGTCAAGTGTTACCAATTCCGGAGGATTTATTGTTAATAATACTAATCCGGCAGCTATAGCTGCGGGTCTTATTGTACAAAATAATAGCGCCTTAGCGGCACAATTCGGCTTTAATAATAGTACCAATGAGGCATACGTTTGGGCTAACGGCAGTGCTACATTAAAATTCGGTACTGCCGGTGTTAAAAGGATAGATATTGCCGGCGATAGCGGTAAAACTTCATTTTATGACCCTTCTTATAATTGCTATATTCGCCCTGCCGGTAATTATTTGGATATGAGAGGACTAAACGTCTATAATTCGATCACTTCAACCATTATAGAAACCAACGCTAGTAGCGAGACTTCTTCTATTGTGATGAACGGCGATTTTATGCAGTTTATCAATCCAATGGATACCTTGGGATTTATTTTTACCGATGAAGATAACGCAAGCATGACCAGTTATGTAGCTTATATTAACAGCTCCGGACAAATAGTACCTTGCTCTAAAGACAAAAAACATAGCATACGCAAGAAAGAGCATAAAGATTATCTTCAAAGGCTTAATAAACTAAATATTTATTCCTATGGCTTGAAGTATCAAATTAATAACAGTGACTCTGCTAAAAAAAGAATGCGGAAACAGCTTAAAATGAATGAATTGCAAATAGGAGTCATAGCCGAAGAAGTCGCAGAGATTTTTGATAATGCTACTAACCTATATAAACCGTTGGATTTATCAAAAAAAGAAAAACCGTCTCATATACCTTCACTAGGTGTTAATTACAACACCCTTCTTTGCTACGCTATTCTAGCCATTCAGGAGTTAACTGGAAAAGTAAATATTCTTGAACAGAAACTTAAAGGTTTATGACAATTTATTAATAACAATTAGGAGAATTACAATGAATACGGCTCTAAAAGACATAAGCAGTAACTTAAATTACTTAAAATTAATTACCAGTACCCAAGTCGATCTATCCTATTTTAACAGCCTTGCAAGTAGCGTCTTTAGTGATCCGGGTATATATGCCAATATACAATCCGATGTTCAGTTCATTAATCAGATTGGGGGACAGCTTTTTAACTATTTTACTGCTTCAGACCCGAGTACTCAAAAAATATGGTATGTAGCATTAAAATCAGGTTTAACTCAGTCAATTAATGATGCCAATAACTTAATTAGCAAGATTCCGCAAGAAGACCCAAAAGGAGCTGATTTAACAGTAATCCTGAATGTTTTTATCGCGGACTGTCAGGCTATTGCTAAAATCATACCGCTTGATCAGAATCAGGTAGCGGATGCAGCAGCGGAAGAATTGAATTAGTTAATAGAAATTAAAAGATAAATGAGTAGCAAAGTTTATAGGGTTCTTTCTTTTGACGGAGGTGGCATGAAAGGACTATTTTCTGCTTATTTTATGAAACAGTTCTGCCGGGATGCTGGTATTCCGGGAAATAAGATTTATGAATACTTTGATATAATCAGCGGAACGAGTATCGGCGGTATTCAAGGCCTGGCATACGCAAGCGGTTATAGTCCCGATGATATGATCGAGCTATTTCTAGCTCAGCAGAATCCTTTAAATGACGGTAGTTATAATCAAAGCAGTATCTTTTATCCGGCCGTTTCAACTCTACAGAAAATAAATACCATCCTATACGGCGACCAGACATGGTATCAGAATACCAATTTAAAAGCCCTGCTAAATACAAAATTCGGGCAAAGTAGAATGTTTCAGCTAAAGACCAATGTATTAATTACTAGCGTTGAAATATATACAACGCAAATACCCGATGTCGGCACTGATATTAAAGCTTATCGTCCGGTATTATATTCAAATATGGGCTTTAGCGGACTTGAAGGTCAAAATTACCTGGTACAGGACGTAGCTTTATCAACAAGTGCCGCTCCTATTTATTTTCCGGCAGTAAATATTCCGGAAGTTACAACGCCAAATTCTAAATTCATTGACGGGGGAGTATTCCAGAATAACCCAAGCGCCTTAGAATATGCTTTAGGTAACGCTCTTAATCCTTCAACCGATCGTATTTGTGTTTTATCGGTCGGTACTGGTCTTGGTACAATTGGCTTATTTGATCCCGTACCCGTGCCTCCTCCTGCCGCTATCAAAAAGTATTTAAATGAATTTAGAGAGTTTCTGCTATTACAGAAGAATTATACGACAAAAAGAGCAGAAGAAATCGTTAATTCAATCATTCCTGATTTCAATAATATCTATCTGTTACTCGATTTAATATCTCTAGGAATAGGCGGACCGCAAGAAGCAATAAACAAAATGCTAACCTGGCTATCTTTGTATGGAGCTAAAATAAGTAATAAGGATTTATTCTATTATCGTTTTAATACGATTTATGATCCTGGCGAAGATACCGAGCTTGATAGCACTACTGCTGATTTTCTCAGTTATATAAAAACTGCAGCAGAGCAGCAATATCAACAGGACGCTTTAAAGATTCAGGCTTTTATTCAGAAGCTGAAATATTAAATTGGCATGCATAGGTACACCGAAATTATATGATTTTTAAGAGCTATAGATACTTATATGTTATAATAAAAAGGAAAAAGGCAATATATGGCAGATTTATCAAATATTACCGCTTTAAGCGGTCTTACTATTACCAGTGATCAAACTCTTGGCACTAACAACCTTAACGCTACCTTTGCCGTTAGCAATGTTACTACCGCTCAAAGAGATTTATTACAAAACGTTACTCCTTACGTAGTAAATGGAGCAACAGTTAGAATAAAGGAGGGAACTATCATCTTCAATATCAGCGTTGATAAATTACAAATGTTTAGAAATGGAGGGTGGGAAAGTGTTACAACAAATATAAGTACTGCTACCGGAGTTGGGTTATCTTCATCTCCTTTTTCCATTCCATCCGGCACGAGAGCAGCTGTTGAGGTAGCCGCTAATCAGGTAAACGGGTTTATATATAATGATACAACCAATAACCAAGTCAGAGGATATATCAATACTGGGTGGATGACTCTATTTACGGTTGCTACGACTGCCACCGGCGTCGGTCTTACTAACGGAGCACCTTTTGTATATCCGTCCGGACCAAGGGGAAACGTTGAAGTTGCTGCGAACCAGGTAAATGGATTTACTTATTTTGATGTTACCAACAATTTACTGCGGACTTACAAAAATGCCTGGCAGACAATTACCTCAGCTTAAAAAGCTTATTAGTAAATGAATTATACTACTCTTATTGCTCAGATAATAGCTTATGCCAATAGAGGAGGTAGCATTGAATTTGCTGCCGCCATTCCCTATTTTATTGAAAATGCTCAACAGAAAATCTGGAAAGAGCTAAATACCACAGGTTTTCAAAAAACAACACAGCTTAAAAAGTTTCAGGTAAATAATGCCACTATTGAAAAACCTGCTGACTGGCAGGAAACTATCTCAATAATTTATGGTTCAGAAGATAACTTTTTTATAAATAACGTCGTCTTATTCCCTAGAAGTTATGAGTTCTGCATAAATTACTGGCCAAATGTTAATTTAAGCGACGCGGCTAATCCTCCCCTCTTTTACTCAGATTATCAACCGGGACAAGAAAACGTAAGTCCTTATAAGTATTATCTGATTGTTCCAACTCCGGATAAAGCATATAATTACCAAATAACTTACATAGGAAGACCTAATTTAATTACAAATGAGAATCAAACCAACATACTAACAGACTATTACCCTGATCTTCTATTTTATGCCGCCTTTTTAGAGGCTCTTATTTATTTAAAAGATGATCAGAGAATGCCTGTCTATACAAAATTATATCAGGAAAGCTTAACGTCTGCTAATAATTTGACCAAAGATCGTTACATCGATCGCAGTGTAAA